TATTCGTTTGCAAGTGTTTCACATTCTCTTAAAAGTGTTGATAGTCCTATTTTACTGTGATTATTTTGCATTTCTTTTGCGCAAAGTATCTGCAATAAAACGTGTTCATATTTTGTTAAGCCTGGTATGGGTGCCACTAGGCGCCCAAATTGGTCTTGAACTGGCATAACTGGGAAAGCTGGTGCGTTTTTATCTATTTTCATTTTCTAGTTTTAATTTTTCAATAGCTTTAATTACTTCTTCCTTTTTTTTAATGTATGTTTCAATTTCTCTTTCTAATTCTTCAATAATTATGTTATGATTATATATTACTTCATCATTTTCTTTAATTATTGTATCAAATTTGTCTAGGCAATTTTCTAATATTTGTATAGCGTTTATCATAATTCGTTATTAGTTTGCTTTTCTGTAAACTCTTTTACTGCAATAGATAAATACTTGTTGCTGGCTTTGCTAATCTTTACCCAGCCTGCAATTTCAAATAGCTTGCCGTCTGCTTTAAAATAGCCCTGGTAGTCAGGTTGCTTTTCGTTTTTTTTGTTTTCTACTTTGTTCATAGATCCAAAGCCGTCGGCTAGATCCTTTAAATACTCGTTTTTCATTTTGTTGGTTTTAAAAAGTGATAAATTTTAAATAGGTAAAAAAGTATATAAGCGCCGCTATATGTTAATAGGCATACTGGTATGCTAATAGCCACAAAAAATATAATTGCAGCTAATCTAATTAGTTTGCGTCGCATTGAAAACTGTTTTCTAGTCGTTTTATTTCAAACTGGTAGTGTTCTAGGGCCGCGTCTATTAGGATCCTTATTTCAAAACAAAGATCAAACGGCAAATCGTTTTCATTTAAGGATAAAAACTTACCAGAACTAGAATAGAAAAAAAATGTGCATTGTTCGTAAGGTGATAAGGCCCGTAATGCTTCCAGGCGCAAAATTTTGTGTTGTAAGCTGGCTATTTCGCCCAGTATCTTACTATCGGTTTTTAATTGCATAAAATAGGGTTTTTGTTTGTCGTTGGTAAAATTATAGTAAAAACGTTTAAAGTACCAAATTTATTTTATAGGTGCATAAAAAAGCCCAGTATAGACATACCAGGCTTTCTTTTTTGTACTAGACCATTGAAATTTATCTAACCAACTTGCTTGCTTATGCTAAAAATAGTGCTTTTTCTTCACTTCTGCGCCTTACTAGGCCCGGTAAAACTACTTTTTGGCCGTTTACCGTTCCTTTGTTCCAGCGATCAAATTGAGCCGCCACCTCGCTTTTAGGTGCGCCGCTATTAAGTAACCTTAAAAGTGTACTAGATTGAAAAGCCCCAATACCTACATTGTACACAAAACTTGTAAGGCTGTCAATCTGGTTTTGGTTTATAGGTACCTTAACCAGTGCTTTAATCTTTGGCACTATTGCCTTTGTTTCCTTTCTTAGCCACTCAATAGCCTTTTCATGGGTAATACTATCACCTAGCTTTACTTTACGCTTTGCGTCGTAATTATAGATAGATCCATAACCGATTGTAGGTATTCCCACCGGATCAATATAAGCGTCTAAATACTTATTGATATCGTCGGCCTCAAACTTTTTTATCAGTTCCTCGGCCTTTGCCCCTATTGCCATTGTGCTACTTAATAAGATTAACGCCACAACTCCAATAACCAGGTATTTTTTAGCCTGGCTTGTCATTATGGACGATTATTTAAATTGATGTCAGCGTCTTTTGCTGCAAATAAACCTAGGCCGCTTAAAATGGCTGTAATACCACTAGGCAAATCACCTTTTAATACAGTTGCAACACCAGTAATTACGGCACCTAGGCCGAATAAACTTGTTTTCCAGTTCTTAAACATATTGTTACATTTTAGTTACAAAATCAAGTTTTGTTTCAATGCGCGCTAATCTGTCTAAAATTTCGGTATTAGTATTGTTATGTCTGGATAAATCACGTTCAATTTTATCTAACCTGTTTTTGGTTGTAAAATAGAAGCCACCACCAGCGGCAATAAAAATGCAAATACTAAATAACAGATCCGTCGCCATTTTCTTCTTTTAATATTTCACGCGCTATTGCATTGTAAGCGTCGGCCGCTGTCATAGCTGCCGTTAAATTTTCAAATAAACCGCTTTTGCTAGCTGCGTCTAAAATTTGTTTTAAAATTGCAAGTGCTTGTTTGGTTTCCATTGGTTTTATATTTTAAAGATTAATTAAGCTAATGTAATATTTAACTTACTTGCGGCCCACTCGTATGCTGCCTGGTTAATATCTGCGCTAGATCCCCAAACGCTATAATCTGGCTCTACTATTGTTAAATTTCCGTCTTGTAATTTAACGGCGTCCGCGTCTAATAACTGCCAGTAAAATGTCGCGCTGCTTGATAAGTTATCATTAATAATAATTAAGCTAAAAAGGGTTGCGGTTTGTTGTTGTCCGTTTACCCAAATTTGAATAGGTTGTATTTGTTTCATATTTTTATTTTTATGCTGCTATTACTGTTAAAACACAATTATAAAATACAGTTGTATTAAAAGTTAAAGTTAAATTATTACCGCTTCCAGTTACAGTTGTTAAAGCTGGTGAAATTACTGCACTAGATAAGCCAATTACTCCGACAGACCAAGTACCAGATGTATTTCTGCAAATGCTAAAAATTGCACTTTGTGCCTGTCCAGCTATATAAATACCAATACTACCAGTTACTGACCAAGTATTACCAGTTAAACCAGACGTTTGAGGAAAAGTAGTAGTAATATCAATATTAAATACAGTGTTATTTGCGCCATTTACAACAGTTGTTGCAGCAAAATTAGAATAACTTAATCTAATCGTTTGCGTTTGTCCATTAACTTGTAACTTTTGCCCCGCGTCTGTTGTTGTGCCGATTAGTAAATTGTTTGTAGAAGAAAATGTAGCTGTATTTAAACCAGCGTTTGTTATTACTATTTGATTAGCATTTGTAGGGTTCGAAGTTCCATAAAATATAGCAAAAGTATTTGTTGATGAATTACTTAAAATAATTCTACCAGCTGCATCATTATTCCTTATCCTTGCATCACCATTTGCAATAATTAAACTATCTGCGGTTAAAGTGCTAGTTATTAAAGCAGTTCCGCTAATTTGTAGACGTTCCCCGCTATCTGTCGTTTTTCCTACAATAAAATTTCGTGCTGCGCTTATTCTACATGCTTCTGCTACATTTGTAGTATCGTAAATACCAAACAAAATAGGGCTTGCAGTTGTAGATCCGTTAAACATACAAAAGTCGCGATCTACACTACCCTGGATAAAATTGTTTGCAGCTGTTGAAATACCTAAACCCGCACGCTTTGTTGGGCCGCTTTCGGCGTTATCTATTCGTAAACTTGGCGCCGCTGCACCTACTATCTGCACGCCATTGTCGCCAGTTGAACTTGCAACTACTAACTTACCAGATCCAACAGTTGACGTGCCAATTAATACTTGGCCCGTTGTTCTTTTTACTGTTACTGGCTGCGCTGCCGCTGCTATATCAAATAAGCCAAAATCATTTGCACCAGCGTTGTAAAACGCACCTAAACGCCACAAACCTACACCGCTATTTATAAAAGCTATTCTTATGTCATTAGTTGCAGTTACTTGTTCTAATTGTACAACTGTACTTTGATCGTGCTTAACATCTAGCGCCGTTCCTGGCGTTACAGTTCCAATACCTAAATGGCCATTAACAGCGTCAAAAAATAAATCATTAGATCCAGTAATACTTGAAGCAGCACTAAAATACGTTACTTGTCCGGCTGAACCGCTACCAGTAATTGTACCAGTGCTACTAGGACTTAATAGATCCCAGGTTGTACCATTATCGCGGTATAAATCTAACGTGTTTGTTGATACAAAGATCCTACCAACAAAACCAGCTGCGGGCCTATTGGCTAACGTGTCAGCGTAAAAAGCTGGCGTTTGTCTTTGGTTTAATATTGATAAATCTATTGCTGGCATTATCCTATATAATTTTTCTTAACAGTTACGAGGTTGTTAAAGCCCCCTGAATTAATAAAGTTGGCAAAAAAGCGGCGCGTTGTAAATTCGCCCTGGTTGCCTTCTATTTGTAAACTTTG